TCCTAGGGTTAAGCAGGTATCTGGCCAGCTCATGGGCTCTCCATTATCTTTTCCAATTCTGTGCGTCATTAACCTTGTAGGTTTTTGGATCACACTGGAAAGATATACGGGCCGAAAATTTGAGATTAACCAGTTACCTTGCCTCATCAATGGTGACGACATTCTTTTTAAATCATCTCTAGCATTCTACGAGATGTGGAAGATTGAAGTCGCGGACCTTGGGTTCAAATTGTCAATTGGTAAGAACTATATTCATAAGAAATTGCTTACAGCCAACTCAGTTCTCTTTCGAGATCTTGGAGATGGCTTCTTTAAGCAAATTCCGTATTTGAATATAGGTCTCCTTACCAGCATGGCAAAGAAAACAGGATCCAAAACCATCAAGGCAAAGCCTATTTGGGATTACTACAATGGAGCGGTCAGTGGTGCCTTCGATCCGGCACGGGCTCATCGACGATTCGTCCATTACAACAAACAAGCAATTCAGCGATCTACTACCAGGAAGGTAGTGGAGGAGGATAAAAGTATTAATTTAACTACTTTTAACATGTTCCTACCGGTGGAGCGTGGGGGTTTGGGATTCAACTGTCCTTCGACAGTAGAGTACAAAACCACACCATTCCAACGACGCTGGGCTACTTACTTGCGTAAACAGATGAAAGATGATCCGTCCACTTTTACTAAACTTACTTTGGTGAAGGTTACCGATGAAGATTCTACCACAACCCGCTCTGCTCCCACTCTGGAGAGAGATCACGTTCTAGTACTACAACCAAAAATCGGTCCTCATGAACAACAGTTCACAGAGCCCAAGTCAGATCTTATTAGACTCCCTCCACTTGCAGGTGAAGTCTCCCTAGACCAAACAATCTTCAGTGTTTCTGTACCAACAGGAGCACAGATTAAAGCGTTTAGAAAGGAGAACCACCGTGAGATGGGAGGAAAAATCAAGACTTTTAACTATAGACTTGTGGAGCTTAGGAAGATTCCTGATATCGAGATTAAACGACCAGTGTTCCGTGAAAACAAAACAACTGGAAAGAAGTTTTATCGTCAAGATATCAAGGTTAAGCTTCCTACCTGCTAATTCAAGACTACCACATACTTACTCGTGCCTGACTGGCACCCCTACT